ACATCATTGAGAAAATTATTGATATTCATTTGTGGCTCAGCTCTTTAAAGGTTCTGCGTCGCATATCCCAGCGAATCGGGTTTTTGAATTTGGTGACTTTACCGCTATCAACGTTAAAGAATGCGACAATCTTTTCTTTGTTATCGCTGGTGTAGTAAATATGATTACTCACCTTTTGCGTCCAGTCTTTTGTCGTTTCCTGAAACACACGCATTATCGTTTCATCCAAGTACGTGAACCATTGGAGCTTTTGGCTTTAACAACTTCGATCTGACCACCTTTACGCAGGAACTCTTTGAGCGCCTTGACAGATTCTTCACGGAGTTGGGATTTTGTTTTGAATACTGTAGTCATAATATATTTCCTTTTCAATTAAGCCAGAACAACGAGACGGGGAAACTCAGGGCGATCCATAAAAGATTGACCATTCAACGGAGCAACGAAGAAGTCAGTTTTGAATTTCTTGTCAACCTTACCATCAAACACACGACCCATATATTCGCAACGAACAGTTTGGTCCATTTGGGAGATGGAAACTACACGACCAATCATGTAGCAGGTATCAATTCCAGGGAAGTCAAAAGACTTAATCAAATCACCACGTTTCATAATCATTTCCTTTTCTCACTCTATACAATAATTATACAGGAAACCCCATTTATTGTAAAGCACTTTCGGAAATAACCCTACAGGTTGTAGGGGTTTGGCAAGCCTCTAGAATAGAGGACTAGAATTGAAAAAGGCTCTCGTGGAGAGAGCCTTTCGGGGACGCTTTTAGCCTGTATAGACAGAGCCAGCAGAAGCCAGCTGGATGCCTGAGCCGAACAATCGGCTATATTCGTTGCGCATTTGGATGACTGGATCACCCTCAGCTGCGATGGCAGACTTATTCAGATAAATCTTACCTTCGACATAAACCATGTATGGAGCCAAGCCGACTCCAACTTTACCTTCTTCGTTTTGCTGCATCATAATTTGTGCAGGTTGCTCTAGAAAATAACCAGCATCAGAGCCAGCAGTCACTTCAGAAATAAGTTCTTCACCATTCAATAATTTAAAAACTTTAACGCTCATATTAAACCTCTTCAGCTAATTTATCAATATAATCTGCAGCTTCATCATGATCGTGGAAATGTTTTACTTCAAACTTCTCAGTCTCAAAATAATGCTGCGCCAACACCAAGACCTCTTTTGTCTTGTAGACAGAGATCTTCATAATCCAATTGCCACGACGAATCGTAACAAAGGAAATTAAATTGGGGGAAACTCTTGCTTTCATCATACAATTATTTAGGGAGACCGAAGTCTCCCAGTTTGTATGATTACTTTTTATTTGGGTTTGATGGCACGTTGCCGTTCACCCAATCCCAGTCTTCATCAGTCATTGGAATCCAGTTATTCATTTTGTGTACTTCTCAGCTTGATGCTTGCGCATAAGGATAATACCTTCAATGATACCAACTCCTACATTTTTAAAGACGCTCAGCAGCTTTTTCATATGCGTCCTCTTGTAGAAATTGTTTACCAGTACCAGTCTTAACTGGAACCTTCTTAGCCTTTGGAACTTCTGGAACTAATTTGTCTAGAGCGATCTTCAACATACCGTTAAAGATTTCAGCGTCCTTAACTTCATACTGGTCACCGATAGCCCAAGCACGAGTGAACGCACGATTGGAAATACCTTTGAACAAGAAGTTATCTTCAGCTTCTTTAGATTCAGTGTTACCCTTAACAATCAACTTACCACCATCGATAGTGATGTCGATTTCGTTTTGTGCGAAACCAGCTACAGCAATTTCGATTGTGTAAGTGTTACCGTTCTTGCGAACGTTGAATGGTGGGTAGTTTGGAATATTTTTAGTAAGATCGTCGTGAAGACTTTGCATCTTCTCGAACTGTTCATCGAATCCTAAGAAGAACTTATCGAAGTCCTTAAAGGTATCTTGACTAAAAAATGATGGTGTGAATGGTTTTACCATTTGTGTTTCTCCTATTAAGCGAGTAAAATAAAATCGTCTCCCCGAAGGCAAGACAGTTAAAATGCTGGTTACTTTATCCAGCGACAATTACGTATGTCAGTTCAATTGCACGGACGCCTATACCGTAAGCGACAACGGTCCCTAAGGTGGGTTCTTTACGCTGCTGGAAGTTCTGCAGATGCAGCTTTAGCAGCTTCGGCTTGACGAATAATTTCATCAACCTGTGGTTCGCCTTGTTGTTTGATCTTGCCGATCAACGCAACGATTTCTTCGAATGGGTGCTTACCCAGTGAGCGTAGAATAGTATTTACTTCTTCGATAGTCAATTCAAGTTTAATCATTTTGCTTTCTTTCCAATGTTATATTTAGGAACCAATTCCCATTGATCCTTCTCTTTGTAAGAGACCACTTTAATCTGCGATAGAGATGCTTTCTGCTCAGCCTGAGTAGCATTAAGAATCTTTAACAATTCCCAATCCTGTAACAGACCGCTGATAGCATTTCTTCGCTCGATATCACCAGCAGTGATATTCGATTCTTTACCGTCCAAGGCAAATAACTCTTTGAAATGGACGATGAAATATCTACCTTGCTTATGTAAAATATGGCAAGATTGATACAATTTGTTTTCTTTTCTGGACGCAATCCCGATTCGGGTAAGAGTTTCACGAACCTTCAGAAAGTTATCGGGTTCAGGCAACGTCACCTCGAGCATAGACTCTGGAGTCCAGTCGTAGTAGATCATTTCTACAGTCATTATTTTCCACCTTTGAATAGTTTTTCTTTTATCATAGTCATATGCTCTTCGGTAAGAACGGATAATGCTTGTTTAGCTTTTTCGTTCGAATATCCAAAATATTCCATGACAAGTTTCAAAGAATCAGATTCAGCATCTTTTTTAGCCCATTTGCTGAAACGCTTTTTCCTTGATATACTATTTAGATAAAATGAAAACTTCCACTTCTCTGGTAGAAAATAGTAACGATTCATCTCATTTGCGTACAAAATTGTATCGGGGAACTGAGACAAACCCCTATTGATAATCCAACTACCCTTCCGATAATCTTTTAATGCCTGAGGATCTTCGAAGATGTTTTCTTTGGTGTAGTTGATCGCATTTAAAATATCAAATGGGGTCATGACCAAGTACCCAGTCTTCAGCCACGTCTTCAGCGTCGTTAATAGTTTCGTAATCCATAAACTGGTTGTAGTCTGTAGATGCATCAAACATCAGAACTCCAAACTTACCAGATGCTGTCTGATAAACTCTGGCATTACGATCGCCGTTTTGGAACTCACTTAGAATTGGTGTCATTATAAAATCCGATCTCTTTCAAATTATCAGGAGTAGCAGCGAACATTTTACCTGGATATCTTTTTGCAAGATTGTCTTCCAGTTCGTCTCGGTCTTTACCCTGAGCCATGAAGGTTCTATCCTCCACAGCGTATACATAGTAACATCCATTGCTGGGTTCAATGATTATCTTGATAAGGTTATCAGCGACATGCTCCTCAGCACCCTTCATCATTTCATTGACTTTTGCAACAGCAGCACGCTCTCTGGCAGTCCAACCCCAAATGAAGCCGACAACCAGCGCACCAATGATCATTAAAATTTCAGTAGTTTCCATATCATTTAAACTTACAGTGAGCCATGATTTCAGTCATCGCTGCCATGATATTTAGCTCTTGGTCAGCCACGAATGCTGCTTTGTATTGATAGTCTGCCAAAGTCAGAATCAACTGAGGGATACTATTTGGTTCAAGGAAGTTCACCGCAGTATCATAAAGTTCTTTGAACAATGGAGCAGCACCGAGATCGCCATTCTTAGCAACCCACTTACGCACTTCTGCGAAGTTTTTATCCTTCAGATCTTTGGTAAGTTGCTTGTATGATTCTTGGCTGGTATTAACGAGAATACCAGAATCAATCTTACCAGAAACAGAATAGCGCTGCATCTCATTAAGAATGCGACGATAGTCTGGGAAGTGTTTAGTGATTAGCTCAGCAACAACCTTCGGATCGTACTCAACATTCTCGTTCTTGAGAATCTGGACTGCACGTTTGAAGAACGTACCTGCGATTTGTTGCTTGTCACCGCTTTCAATTTTGAATTCAACAACAGCACATCGTGAGTGGAGTGGTTCGATAATACGGTTCTTGAAGTTACATGTAAAGATAAAGCTACAGTTATTTGAGAACTGCTCGATCATTGCACGCAAAGCTGGCTGAACAGAATCTGCATTCATATAATCAGCTTCGTCAACGATAACTACCTTCTTGGCATCAGTCAAAGATACAGTCGAAGCGAAGTTTTTAACTGTTGTACGGAGAGTATCGATGGAACGACCCTCATCAGATCCGTTAATCATAATGTAGTCAGCACCAACTTCATTACAGAGTGCCTTGGCAACGGTAGTCTTGCCAACACCTGCAGTGCCACAGAATAGGAAAGTTGGGAGTTGACCCTTCTCTACATATTCCTTGAATGTCTTCTTCATAGATTCAGGAAGAACACACTCACCAATATTTTGTGGACGGTATTTCTCTACCCACAAAAACAAATTATCACGGGATTCAATCATAATATAATTCCAGTTAAGGTTTAAACAGTTTGTGATTCGGTGGAAATGGATTCACATCCAACACCTTGTAGTTAAACGAAATTGATATTCGTTGTTCGTCAGCTTTATTAACAGTAACCCAATGAGTCAGATTCGATGGGATACAAATTAAAGTTCCAGGCTCAGGTTTGATGAAGAACTTCTCACGAGTTATCTCATTACGGTTGGCAAAATACTTAGGGCTATATTGGTATGGGATAGTTTTATCTGGGGAAGACAAAACAAAGTCACCACAATCCGTGTGCGTCTTAATATAATAAGTGGCAGAAACACAATTCCCTGGATGGGGATGTGCTTCTAAAGTAGAGCCTGTATCATAGATGTTATACCAAACATCAGACAACTGTAACGTAACATTCTCACGAGGATTCATTTCCAGAAAACATTTATTAACGCTTTCTGTAACAATCTCAACAAGTTTGTTTAACTCAGGAGCAGCCAGAAAGTCTTTCGTGGTCAAATCGTAACTCTTCCATTTAAGAAGGTTTACAGTTTGATAACTTTCTGGATTTCTTTTCTCAGGATATTTCTGACGCAACTGATAAGCGTGTTGCTCCAACTTGGAGTTATCTAGTGGTAGATTTTCAAAACTCCAAATCGGACAAACAAAAATATCAGTGCGTTTCATTAACCTTCGAACGAAGAATCAGCTTCAACAGCTACGTAATAAACCAAGTCGCCATGACCTTTGAAACGAGAGATCTTCTTGCTTGATACGCTTACAGCATAATCACCTGGGAGCATCTTCAGATTCTCAACCTTCAAATTAACTTTGAAAGATTTGTCAGTGGTACCAACTTGTTCAGAGAACGAATTACCAG